TTAAAATTATTAATTATAGTTTTAAAGAAGATGCTACACTAAATGAGGTTATACTAAGCCAAACAGATACTACTATGACTACTTCGATACACAACCCAAGAAATGGTTATACTATTGGAATGTCTTATACTGTTATAGATAAAGACACTTTACAATGTGTTTTTACAGGGGATGAAAACAGTACTGTATTAATGAAAAGAGAATAAATGAAAAAAATAATTCAATGGCTAACAGGTGGCGTTATCAAAGAAGTTGGTGACGTCATCGACAAGCTTACTACAACCGAGGAAGAAAGGTTGGAAGTAAAAAAGCAAATACAGCAGATATTAGAAGACGCAGACAATAGAGCTCAAGAAGAGGTTAGTAAGCGTTGGGAAGCAGATATGAAGTCTGATAGTTTTTTAAGTAAAAACATTAGACCAATGATCTTAATATATCTAACTGTAATTTTTACGTCTTTAGCTTTCTTTGACGGTAATATCGGTGAGTTTGGACTAGCTAAAGAATATATACCAATATTTCAAACATTACTAGTGACGGTTTACGGAGCTTACTTCGTAGGTCGTACCTGGGAAAAAGCAAAGTCAATAACAAACAATTAAATTAAATCAAATGAGTAAAAAAATCACAGAAGAACAATTAAAAAAAGTAAACGAAAGTCAAGAAAACTTATCAGCTTTAGTTAATCAAATTGGTATTTTAGAAACCCAAAAACATGGACTATTACATGATGTTGCTAAAGCCAATAAAGATTTAGAAGAAGTAAAGGCTGAGTTAGAAGCGGAGTATGGGCCAGTTAATATAAACTTGAAAACTGGAGAATACGAAGCTATAGAAGAAGACGCTAAACTAGAAAAAGCGTAATATGTCTTCTATTGTAAGAAAAATAAGTATTGGTTCTGACTACAAAAACGATGCAATGCATTATTCTGTAGGTCAACAAGTTTATGGCGGTCACGAGATCTCACATATACTTTTTGATGAAGAAGATAACTCTTACAATATTCACATTAAAAAAAACAATGAGATAATGCCATGGAAGAAATTTAACTCTAACATGGCAATATCCGTTGAATATGACTTAGAGTATTGAAAAGTTTATACGACTTTATAGTAGAGCCATTAGGCGATAAATACAGTAATAAAATAACAATAGCTGGTAAGGAGTTAGTTGTAAATACAAAGATTGAAGATTTCAAGTTTGTTAATAGGCTAGCTAAGGTAGTAGAGACACCTCAGGCTTTTAATACTGATATTGAAGTTGGTGATATAATTGTTATACACCAAAACGTGTTTAGAGTATTCTATGACATGAAGGGAAGAAAAAAGAAAAGTAGATCTTGGTTTAAAGATGAATGGCATTTTTGTGCTATAGATCAAATTTACTTATATAATAAAGGTGACAAATGGAGGTCTTTTGGAGACAGATGTTTTGTTTCGCCAATAAAAAATACAGAGTCTTTAACGCTAGATAAAGAAAAAAGCCTTGTTGGTATATTAAAATATGACAATAGCTCCTTAAATGCGCTAGGAATTAACTCAGGAGACTTAGTTGGTTATACGCCAAACGGAGAATGGGAGTTTTTAATTGATGGTAAAAGATTATACTGTATGAAATCTAATGATATCGTAATTAAATATGAATACCAAGGAAACGAAGTTGAACATAATCCAAGCTGGGCAGAGAGCGGTGGAGGAGTTAATCAAAGTAGCTAAAGAAGCTATTGTTGATTCAGATGACGATATATCAGCTGATAGGTTAAAGAATGCTGCGGCTACAAAAAAGTTAGCTATATTTGATGCTTTTGAAATATTAAATAGAATAGAAGCTGAAGAGAATATGTTAAATGAAAAACCAGTGGAGGTTAAAGAAGAGAAATCTTTTAAAGGCTTTGCAGAAGGGAGATCTAAATAATGTACGAGCAGACTTTATATAAAATACTTAAAGACCACGTTAAACCTAAAGTTATAAAAAGAACTAATAGGTATAAGAAATGGGAGTACGGTTATAACGAAGAACACGATATGGTTGTTATAAGTAAGACCGGGCAAATAGGTGAGATTTATGAAATACAAGATTTAAAAATAGCTTTGCCAAAAGCTGAAAATGTACATACATTTGAAGAAGACAGGTGGAAGCACACTGAATACCCAAAGGAACTTAGTAAAATCAAATCAGTATTTGATTGGGAAGAATATCCTTTGGACTTTAAAGAAAAATGGTATGATTACATTGATGAAGAATTTAATAGAAGAGAACAAGGCTTTTGGTTCTATAATAAAGGTTTGGCTACTTACATTACTGGTACTAACTATATGTACTTGCAGTGGAGTAAAATTGACGTCGGGCAGCCAGACTTTAGGGAATCAAACAGATTATTCTATTTATTCTGGGAAGCTTGTAAAGCCGACCCGCGCTGCTACGGCATGTGCTACCTTAAAAATAGACGGTCAGGTTTTTCATTTATGGCAAGTGGGGAAACGGTTAACCAAGCAACAATATCTACAGATTCACGCTTTGGTATACTCTCGAAATCTGGACCCGATGCAAAGAAGATGTTTACTGACAAAGTTGTCCCAATATCAGTTAACTATCCCTTCTTCTTCAAACCAATACAAGACGGTATGGACAGGCCGAAGACAGAACTTGCGTACAGGGTACCAGCATCAAAGTTCACAAGGCGTAAACTCGACTCAAATGAGAAGCTACAGGAAATCACCGGCCTCGACACAACAATCGACTGGAAAAACACGGGCGACAACTCATATGACGGTGAGAAATTAAAACTACTAGTACACGATGAAAGTGGAAAGTGGGAAAGACCAACAAACATATTAAACAACTGGAGGGTAACTAAAACTTGTTTAAGGTTAGGTTCTAGAATTATAGGCAAGTGTATGATGGGATCAACATCAAATGCTTTAGATAAAGGAGGAGATAACTTTAAAAAACTTTACAATGATTCAGACGTTACGCAAAGAAATGCCAATGGACAGACTCGCTCAGGACTCTATTCTTTGTTCATACCTATGGAATGGAACTACGAAGGCTACATTGATTCTTATGGCTTTCCTGTATTCAACACACCAAAAAAAGAAGTTGTAGGTCCTTTTGGAGATGTTATAGCTCAAGGAGTAATAGAATATTGGGATAATGAAGTTGAAGGTCTTAAAAATGATCAAGACGGTTTAAATGAATTTTACAGACAGTTTCCGCGTACAACTAAACACGCGTTTAGAGATGAGTCTAAAGAATCTTTATTTAATTTAACAAAAATATATGAGCAAATAGATTTTAATGAAGATCTTAAAAACTCAATATCAGTTACGCAAGGAAGTTTCCAGTGGGAAAACGGTGTTAAAGATACAAAGGTTATATTTGTACCAAATAAAAACGGTAGATTCAGAGTTTCTTGGGTTCCACCTTTAAATCTCCAAAATCGTGTGATAATAAAGGGAGGAGTTAAATATCCAGGTAATGAACACTGTGGAGCTTTTGGTTGTGATAGTTACGATATATCAGGCACAGTTGATAAAAGAGGGTCAAACGGATCTTTACATGGTTTAACTAAGTTTAGTATGGAAGACGTACCTCCAAACCATTTCTTTTTAGAATATATAGCTAGACCACAAACTGCTGAAATATTTTTTGAAGATGTTTTAATGGCTTTGGTTTTTTATGGTATGCCAATATTAGCAGAAAATAACAAGCCTAGATTATTATATCATTTAAAAAGAAGGGGCTATAGAAAGTTCTCTATAAATAGACCAGATAGAAAATACAATAAATTATCGGTAACAGAAAGAGAATTAGGTGGAATACCGAATTCAAGTGAAGATATAAAACAAGCTCACGCTGCAGCAATTGAGTCTTATATAGAAGACTTTGTAGGGTTAAAAACTACAGGTTATGGTGATATGTACTTTCAAAGAACACTAGAAGACTGGGCTAAATTCAATATAAATAACAGAACAAAGCACGATGCTTCTATTAGTTCTGGACTTGCTTTAATGGCTTGCAATAAACATAGATACGCTCCATCAGCTCCAATAAGGAGAGAAGCTGTAGATTTAGGAATTAAAAAATATGACAACAAAGGTGTCACATCAAAAATAATAAGTTAAATGGGTATATACACTAACACCAATAGCGCTTTTCCAAGCCAAGTAGTAAGCGACGCTGAAAAAGCTAGCTGGGAATACGGAACTCAAGTTGCTCAAGCAATAGAGTATGAGTGGTTTGACCAAGGGCGAACTGGAGGTAATAGATATCTAACTAATTGGAATAATTTCCACTCGTTAAGACTATATGCTAGAGGTGAACAACCTGTGCAGAAATATAAAGATGAATTATCTATTAACGGCGATTTGTCTTATCTTAATTTAGACTGGAAGCCAGTACCTATTTTATCTAAGTTTGTAGACATCGTAGTTAACGGTATATCGCAAAAGTCTTATGACATAAAAGCTTACTCTCAAGATCCTAGCTCAGTTAAAAGAAGAACTGAATATGCTAGCAAGCTTCAAGAGGATATGGTTGCTAAAGAGTATTTAGATAACTTAAAGCAAACATTAGGTATTGATCTACATCAATCACCAAGTGGAGTTGTGGTTCCAGAATCTAAAGAAGAGTTAGAGCTACATATGCAACTTAGTTATAAGCAATCAATTGAAATAGCTGAAGAAGAAGCTATATCAACTGTATTTGCTCAAAACAAATATGATCTTGTAAGACGTAGATTGAACATGGATCTTACAACTATTGGTATTGCCGCTGGTAAAACTAATTTTAATACAGCTGAAGGAATTACAGTTGATTACGTGGATCCTGCTTATATGGTTTACTCATATACAGAAGATCCAAACTTTGAAGATATATATTATGTAGGTGAAGTAAAATCTATAACAATACCAGAGCTTAAAAAAGAGTTTCCTGGTATATCAGAAGAAGAGTTAAAGAGAATACAAGAAACACCTGGTAACAGACAATATATAACTGGTTGGGGTAATTACGATGAAAACACTGTACAGGTTATGTACTTTGAGTATAAGACATACCACAATCAAGTGTTTAAAATAAAGCAAACAGATTCAGGTTTATTAAAAGCTTTAGAAAAGCCAGATACATTTGATCCGCCTGAAAATGACAACTTTGAAAGAGTGTCTAGATCAATAGAAGTTTTATATACTGGTGCTAAAGTTTTAGGAACTAACACTATATTAGACTGGAGCTTAGCAGAGAACATGTCTAGGCCAATGGCAGACACAACTAAAGTTGAAATGAATTACACGATATGTGCTCCTAGAATGTATAAGGGACGCATAGAGTCTGTTGTAAGCAAATGTGTTGGATTTGCAGATATGATTCAACTAACACATCTTAAACTGCAACAGGTAATGTCTAGGATGGTACCAGACGGTGTATACTTAGACATGGACGGTTTAGCTGAAGTAGATCTTGGTAATGGAACTAATTATAATCCTGCAGAGGCATTAAATATGTATTTCCAAACTGGTTCTATTGTAGGTAGATCAATGACGCAAGACGGTGATATGAATCCAGGTAAAGTACCTATTCAAGAACTTAACAGCTCAAGCGGTTTAGGTAAAATACAAGCTCTTATACAAACGTATCAATACTATTTACAAATGATACGAGATGTGACCGGATTAAATGAAGCTAGAGATGGAAGCGCGCAAGATAAAAACTCGTTGGTAGGTCTTCAAAAAATGGCCGCTAACGCATCTAACGTCGCGACTAGGCATATTAAACAAGCTAGTTTATATCTAACATTAAAGCTAGCTGAAAACGTGTCTCTTAAAATAGCAGATGCTTTATATTTTCCATTAACAGCCGAGTCGCTTAAAAACTCTATATCAACTTTCAACATTGAAACATTACAGCAGGTTGTTGATTTAAACTTATATGACTTTGGTATATTCTTAGAACTAGAACCAGACGACGAAGAGCAAGCCAAGTTAGAACAAAATATTCAAGTTGCATTAGGTGAGGGTGGTATTGATTTAGAAGATGCTATAGATTTAAGACAAGTTAAAAATCTTAAGCTAGCCAATCAAATGCTTAAAGTTAAGCGCAAGCAAAAAGCTGCTCAAGATCAAGCTAATCAACAAGCTAATATACAAGCTCAAGCTGATGCTCAGGCTAGTACAGCTGAAAAAACAGCGATGGCTGAGGTTCAAAAGCAAGAGGCTATATCAGGTTCCAAAGTTCAATATGAGCAAGCTAAAGCTCAAATGGAAATAAACAAAATGCAAATAGCAGCTGATTTAGAAAAAATTAAAATGCAACAGAAGTTTGAATATGATATGCAATTAAAGCAATTAGAGGTTCAAGCAATGCAACAAAAAGAAGCAGCTATAGAAGATAGAAAAGACAAGCGTAGCAAAATGGAAGCTACACAACAAAGTGAAATGATAAGCCAGCGTCAAAACGATAGCTTACCTAAAGACTTTGAAAACGAACCCGATATGGGTATGCAAGCTTTCATGTAGAAAGTAACAACTATTTAATTATATTATATTATGTCAGAAGTAAAACAAGAAGGTGACTTTAAAATAAAGTCAAAACCAAAGCCTAAAAACTTAGGTAAAAAAAATGAAATCAAAAAGGTTGAATTAAAAGAACCAGTGAAAAAAGTTGAAGAGGAAGTTACCAAAGTGGTAATACCTACAGAAGAAACAAAAGTAGAAGATGCCATTCAAATCGGAGAAACAAAGGAAGTATCTGTGGAAGAACCATCCGGAGATAGCATTAAGGTGGGAGAACAAGTACAAGAGCCCGTCGAAGATGTTAAAGAGTTTACACCAATCAAAGAAGTTGAAGTAGCAAAGGTAGGAGCTGAGGTTAAAGAAGCGTTAAGAGATGAAAAAGTACTAGGTAAGCAATTACCTGAAAACATCGAAAAGCTAGTTAGCTTCATGGAGGAGACTGGTGGAACTATTGAAGACTACACAAGACTTAATGCTGATTACTCTAGCATTAATGAAACAACATTATTAAAAGAGTATTATAAAAAAAATAAACCTTATTTAGACGAATCAGACGTTGAGCTTCTATTAGAAGACTTTTCTTACGATGAAGAACTAGACGAGGATATAGATATACGCAAGAAAAAACTTGCGTTTAAAGAAGAAGTTGCAAAGGCCAAAGGCTTTTTAGAGGAGACGAAAAGTAAATATTACGATGAAATCAAGTTGAGATCAAACGTAAACCCAGACACTCAAAAAGCAATGGACTTTTTCAACCGATACAACAAGCAGCAGGAAGTAGCTGAGCAACAACACTCTAAGTTTAAAGAAAGTACTAAAAAACTTTTTAGCGATGGTTTCGAAGGTTTCGATATCAAAGTCGGTGATAAGAATTACAAGTACAATATTCAAAACACAGATAAAGTTGCAGAAAACCAATCAAACATTAACAACCTTGTCGGGAAGTTCCTAGACGCTGATGGTAATGTTAGTGACACGAAAGGTTATCACAAAGCTATGTATGCCGCTGACAACGTAGATAAAATTGCCGCTCATTTTTATGAGCAAGGAAAAGCTGACGCTGTAAAAGACGTTATGAACAAATCAAAAAACTTAAGTGATACCAAAGCTAGGTCTCAACAAGGTGATGTGTTTGTAAACGGATTTAAGGTTAAAGCTATTTCAGGCGCTGACTCTACAAAACTAAGAGTAAAAACAAGAAAATTTAACTAAAAAATTAAAAAAAATGGCAATAACTTATAGCCCAGATCCTTTTTTAGGATCAATCAAGCCGTCTCAAAAACAACAGACGCTTGAATCAAATTACCTAAACTTCACAGATGGTGGAGGAAATGACTTCGCACAACAGTATTTACCTGAGATTTACGAGCAAGAAGTAGAGCGTTACGGAAACCGTACGTTATCTGGATTCTTACGTATGGTAGGAGCTGAAATGCCAATGACTTCTGATCAAGTTGTATGGTCAGAGCAAAATAGATTACACATCGCTTATGATGGTGTAGCTTCTAACGTAGCTGGAACAGAACTTACTATCACTGTTGGTGGAGCTGGAACTGCTTTCGTTCAAAACGTTGTGTCTCCAGGACAAACAATTGTAGTAGCTGACCCAGCGACTGGTGTTGAATTAAAATGTTTTGTAGACGCTTCTGGCGCTACTCCAGGATCTGCTTTAGCAGCTGGTGTTTTACAAGTAACTCCTTACACTCAAGATACTCTTGCAGGTGGTGGTGCTGGTGAAGTTGATTTATCAGGCTCAACAACTTTGAAAATCTTCGTATATGGTTCTGAGTTTAAAAAAGGAACAACTGACGATAGTTTAATTTCTGTTGAACCATCTTTTACGCAGTTTAGCAATTCACCAATAATCATTAAGTCTAAATATGAGATCAATGGGTCTGATATGGCGCAGATTGGATGGGTTGAAGTTGCTACTGAAGACGGAACATCTGGTTACCTGTGGTATTTAAAAGCTGAGTCTGAAACTCGTTTACGTTTTGAAGATTATTTAGAAATGTCTGTAGTTGAAGGTGAGCTAGCAAAAGCTGGTGGAACTCTAGCAACTGCTGGTTACAAAGGTACTGAAGGTTTATTTGCAGCTGTAAAAGATCGTGGTAATGTTGTTACTGGATTTAGCGCTGTTGGTGAAACTGATGCAAATCGTTTAGCTTCTTTTGATGAAATTCTTAAAAACTTAGATACTCAAGGTGCGATCGAAGAAAATATGCTTTTCTTAAATAGAGCTACTTCTTTAGATTTTGATGATATGTTAGCTAGTATTTCTAATGGAACTAACGGAGGAACTGCTTTTGGTTTGTTTGAAAACTCAGAAGAAATGGCTTTGAACTTAGGATTTAGCGGTTTCCGTAGAGGATCTTACGACTTCTATAAGACTGACTGGAAATACTTAAACGATGCTTCAACACGTGGTGGAGTTGCAGTTGCTAGTATTGATGGTATATTAGTACCAGCTGGAACTTCTACTGTTTACGATCAAATCTTAGGAACTAACATCCGTCGACCATTCTTACACGTACGATACAGAGCTTCACAAGCTGACGATCGTAGAATGAAGTCTTGGATTACTGGTTCTGCAGGTGGAGCTTATACTTCTTCATTAGATGCGATGCAAGTACATTTCTTAACTGAAAGATGTTTATGTGTGCAAGCTGCTAATAACTTCGTGTTATTTAACGCTGCATAAAGTAAATAAATGTAATTTTTACCCTCGTTGAACTGACGGGGGTAATTATTACTCTTATATGACATTAGCCTGTTACTATTTATATACTATGGCTATTGTCACAATTTTAAACTATTTAATTTTATTATATCATGGCTAAAAAAGCTAAACAAGCAGAAGAAGCAATTGAGGTTGCACCTCAATCAACTAGTGTAAAAAATGCACCAGTTCAAAAACCCACAAAACCAACGTGGGAAATTAAAGATAGGACTTATTTTTTAAAAGGTCCACAAACCCCACTCACACACACAATACCTTCAAGACATAGTTCTAGATATCCATTAATTTGGTTTGATGAAAATGAAAACACTCAAAAAGAACTTAGATATGCTACTAACCAAAACTCTGTATTTGTTCAAGAACAAAAAGGACAAGTCACTCTAGGTCACATTATATTTAAAAATGGAACTTTAACTGTACCAAAAGAAAAACAAAACTTACAAAAATTACTATCTCTTTACCATCCTTACAAGGATGTTAAATACAGTGAGTTTGATTCAGTTAAAAAAGCTGTTGATGAACTTGATTATTTAAACTTAGAGTTCGACGCAATGTCTGCTGCTAAGACAATGGATATAGATCAAGCAGAAGCTATACTGAGAGTTGAGTTAGGGTCTAAAGTAACAACCATGGGATCTAAAGAATTAAAAAGAGATTTATTGTTATTTGCTAGACGTAACCCATCAACTTTTATAAGTCTTGCTAATGATGAAAATGTTATGCTACGTAATTTTGCTATTAGAGCATCTGAATCTGGTATTATAAATTTATCAGGAGATCAAAGAACATTCACATGGGGATCAAACGGTAGAAAATTAATGAATGTACCATTTGATGAAAATCCTTATTCTGCATTTGCGGCTTTCTTAAAAACCGACGAAGGTGTAGAAATCTATAAATCTATAGATAAAAAACTATAAAAACAAGTAATACTAATATAATGGAGGCTACGAAAGTGGTCTCCACTATATTATAATAAAAAATATAAAATGGCAGTAAGTGTAGATAAAGTATATAAAACAGTCTTGTTTGTACTAAACAAAGAACAAAGAGGTTATGTAACTCCTGCTGAGTTTAATAGTGTAGCTGAACAGGTTCAGTTTCAAATATTTCAATCTTACTTTCCAGACGGTAACCAACAATACCGTAAAGATCAAACAAACTCTCAAAACGATACAGAGTTCTTTAACATGTTTAAAGATATAGAATACAAGTTATATCCTTTTGAAGAAGACTCAAGTTTTACTTATGATAGTTCTACAGACGTTTTTTCTACTAATGCTAATGTTTACAAAATAGGTGAAGTAATATCAAACTACACGGACGCAAACCCTATTATAAACTCTACAACTCAATTAGTTAGTAAAGCAGAGTTTAATAAA